TTTTTCTACAGTCTTATATGTACCCTCGGATACTTTTTTCTTTTTATATACAAAACTATTTGTAGTCTTATAGTTAAAATATAGTAATGTACAGGTATCTCTTGAGAACATACTGTTCTCATACATAGCCGCCACGTTGTAGTAGTCATACCATGACTGGCTATACTTAGATATCTCCTCCATCTGCTCGTTAGTAATCTTAGGGTCTATCTTAACCAACTCTCCAATAGGAACAGTTTTAATCTCACCCCAGTAAAAACAGTCTTTAAAATATGGGTCCTCTGTATAACTATACACTACGTTTGCAGGGTCTACATACTCTACACGAATACCATCACCCTGTTGAAACTCGTGCTTGCATATACCTATCCCTAATGTAGTGATATCATAGTCTACTTTTTTTCTTACATCTACATAATGATTCTCCTCAAGCATAGTATTAATAGCAATCTCATTTGCTATCTCAATACCTGGCTTATAGTTGAGCTGCATATACAACTCCATCTCAGTATTATTTACGGGTAAGGTATCAGGATTTACATCAAATAACTTTACACCAAAATCACTTTCTACCTGTTTAAATAAATCTTGATTAATAAAATTTGTCTCTACTATTCTTTGAAACTCATTACGTTTCTCTGCAGATAATGCATCCATTGCAATACAGTTAACCTTAAATAATCTATCAGACATTCCGTTAACAACAATGTCTACAAACTTCGGTATAATAGGTACAGGTGTCCAGTCTAAGTTTAGGTATGACAAATCACCGTCTACCGCTAACTCATTCTTATACTTTGCTACTGACTGTTCTCCCCTTGCGTAAAGTCTTAGCCTGTGAAACTCTCCCCACTGGTTATAAAACCTACAACCCATACCATCCTTTCTAAACCACTCGTATTGTATTGCTTGACCTACCTGTAGACCAAACTCATCAGATGCCTTTTGTTTATCGGAAGCAAACTGGTCAGGAAACGCAGCAGAGTTTATATTAATTTTAACGTCTTTCATCTAATTATTTGACTTTTATTGCTGGTGTTATTGTATTTAGCAAAGTTAATACTTATTTTTGACTTTTGTTTAGATGGAGTGTACAAGTGCTTCTGGTTAGCCATGATAGCTAAACCTGAACTTATAGCAGCATCAAACTTGGTCCTGTTACTTATATCAAACTTAGCCCAGTCCTCTAGTGTCTTACCGAAAAACATACTCCCCATATCACCTGCGTCCCTATACGTTCCATCAAAATCAATGCCCACATACTTTTCTATATAGGATTCTATAGCTGATGCGTGAGACTGCTTAACATCCTCAGATGTGTTAGGTATACCACCAAGCTCTTTCTCTGTCTTAGACAGCTTTATATACGTCTTATCAGGCCTGTTTAATGAGTAACCCCTATAACCTCTATTTTTTAAATGGTATAGTAGCCTAGGTTTATTGTTCTCGCACAGTATTGGCATACCATAAAATACTAACGCCATCAGTACCTCCTCGAAGAATATCTCTGCTGTCTGAGGCCTAGCTATATACTCTAAGAAGAACTCATTACTTGGAGCCTCTTGCATATTAAACTTAGTCAAACCATGTAGTGCACCGTTAGAACCCTTACCCACAACTACCCCTGAAATATCATAGGAGTCACAACCAAACGAACCTATATCCTCGTTACCTGGTTTTTTAATACCTCGGTCTACTATAACCCTATTCTGTAGGTGTGGAGGAGGAGTCCAGCTTACTAGAAACCTTCCGTTCTTATTAGGTGACCATATAACCTTACTATCCTTTATACCGTCCTTCCAATGGAATGAACCCCTTGTTACGTGGTGGTCCATTATTAAAGAGTCATTATAATCTACCTGTTGGTATATCTTTGTTAGGTTAAATATAGACTGCTTACTCTCATCCCTGAATGCGTGAGACTCTGTACGAGGAAACTGTCTATAAAACTCATTCAATGCATCTGCATCCTGTGACAGTGAACTAACCTCATTCTCCCAGTAGTCTACAGCACCAAACTTTATGTCCTCACCATCTATACCTATAATAGGTTTATCAGGGGTCTTGAACACAGGCATACCATACCTATCTATATAACCCTCAAAGTTCCATTCCATAGGTATAAACAAACAGTACAGACCACTTTTAGTCTGACCGTTAGCATTACGTTTAGACGGGAATGAGTCCTCGTATAAATCTTTAAAGTTTCTACCACCCTTATCTAACGCATTAGATGTAGAACCCATCATACACTTACCAATAACCTTACTACCCAACCTTAGACATGTCTTTGTTACACGCCAGTTGTTTAGAATATTATCAGGCCTCTCCCACTTACCACTCTCATCGTGTAGTAGTAGTTGTAGCTTCTCACCGTCATAGCTATTGTCCCCTGTATTCTTCCAGTCAATTGTTGTATCTAACCCCTCTAACTCTTCGTCAGATATAGTAGACATATTCTTCTTAGTAATCTTAGATGCAGGAACCCTATAAGCTAACTCTGTCTTAGGCTTATCCATACCGTCCTGTATAGGCTTAAAGAAAAAAGGGTAGTTGTTAGATATAGGTACAACCTTATCCGTAAACATTTTCTTGGCATCAGAACCTGTTTTAGATAGTATACCTATCCTAGAATCTTTTGTTATAGTGGCCTGGTTAACACCCTCACACGAACTCATAAAAGAAAAACCTGAACGTCTTATCTTTAGGTAACACATACCAAAACTTCTTTTGTCTGCCTTACACGCCTCCCAGAAAATATAAAAGATTCTATTAGCCTCTCTAAAGTCAGGGTGACCTACATCAATCTTTGTCCACTGCAAATACATGTAATGTGTGCCTGTAACGTAGGTAGGTATACCGTTATTCATAAACCAATGACCCTGCTCTCTTCTATCAAACTCCTGCTCGATATAGTCCACCCACTTCCCCTTAAATACATCAGGTGTGTCGTGCCATTGGAAGATAGACTTTATCCTAGAAAGCTCCTTTGATATCTCTGTGGGCTCCCAGTACTGTTCCTCTTTCTTCTTAGACCTACTGTCTATTTTTTTTGGGGCCTTAGGTAGTGCAATCTTTAATCCGTTTATATCCACAACAGTATCTATCTGACCTGTCTTTGATATTATTACTACGTCATACTTTTCGTTATAACCATACTTCCAGGTCTTAGCCTTATTCTTTGTGGTAAGAACCTGTCTGGGTATATACTTATTAAGTACCCTGTGTAAACTATTTTGACCTTGACTCTGCAAATCCCTTAGGTGTATTACTTTTCTTTTCTGCTACTGTACCATCTAATAAGGCACGCTCCTCCTCTATACGTTTAAGTATTTCAAACGCATCGAATATAGCAAGCTTCTTAGTGGCTGCAGCATTCTTTAATCTATCTGCCGCTAAAGGGTCTTCAGCCTCATACTTTATAATATCCTCCTTAGCTACCTTTACTAACTGCTTAACAGCTTTCTCACCAGCCTCTATTATACTAAGCTTTATCTCCCTTATCTTCATTTTCTTCGTAAAGTTTTGTCATTTCTACTAATGCTTTTTCATGACCTGGCATGTGCTTTAAAATTTGTAAAGCCCCTAGGACCATATCCCTAGTCTGTTTCTCTTCTAGTATTAAGGTCTGTAGGTTTGTTGTCAATGCATCTACCTTAGCTTTTAGTAAGCCTACGTTTTTTTGTATTCCCATAATTAAATTATAATTGTTATATTATTTGTAAACATCCTGTATAGCTTCTCATCATCCACAGTAAACTCGTACTCACTGTCTGGTGTGAAAGATATCTCGTCACCTACCTTAACCCCTAAGTCTATTAGTTCTTGATTAATATACTTTACTATACCCATTAAAGGCTCTTCACCTCTCTTCATAATAGTAGACTCTCGTGCCTTAATTGGTTTTATAAAACAATACTTACCATGAGCGTTCCACTCACCGTCTTGTTTATATAAAAAGAACTGCTCGTAGTCAACTAGGAATAGGTTGTCCTTAAGAAAACTCCTACCACTCTTCTGCCTACCATACATGTCGTAGTAAAACTTAAACACATTGTGGTGCACTAGTAGTGTGTCCCCCACGCTTACAGGTCCTTCATATGATATAGGTAGTGCTACTACCCTTGCTTGTCTATTAGAAGATATATGGTCCTCCTGAGATACACTTGTTATAACCTCAGTACCATCCATATCCTTCACATTGTCGTACCTCCTATCGTTAAGGGGTTCAACAATAAAGTTGTATGGAGACCTCATTAAAAGTTTATATTAAATTCTAAAGATATTGGTAGGGTGTTAAGGAACTCCTTCCACATGTAAACAGTATCATCCTTCTGTATCCATATCTTATAGGAGTTATCTCCCGCTTGGATGAGGTGTATCTTATGTGAACCCCCTAGTACGTCTTGCCCTACAATGTAGTGCATTGCCCCAGACTTATAGTCTGAACCGATTGATATTTTTCTAATGTCCATTTCATTTAATTTTAATTTATTTTATTACCAGCGTAAAGAAACATTTGCTGAAAAACCTAAACCTGATGCATATGTTGTGGTTCCTGTATCAAAGGTAACATAAAAAGCATAATCTGGCTCTAATGTTCTTAATGCTGTAGATACCCATGTTATATCTGCACATCCCATAGCACCACCTCCGCCTAATGTTATAGCTGCATATCCAGCTATAGTAGCTGCTATCCCTCCACATAACTCTATTTTCCATAGGGTTATTCTAAATGTACCTGCCTGGTTAGCTCCAATCTGAACCTTCCCGTTACATATTGCTATATCATTAAACCCTGATGCACATGTTCCGTCACCAGGGTTGGTGAATATAATACCCGCCATCTCATCCAAATAAGTCATTGCGGCTAGTGGGTTGGTGGAATTTCTAAAAACATTAGGTTGAGCAGTAAGTGTTGCTTTTTCTAACGTATAATATGTTGAACCATTATACGAAATATTATCACTGTAAAACTTAAAGTTTTCTATTCCATGAGGAGCATCTGCTGCAGGAACCTGCCACGAACCATCTGCTCTTAGGAATGTTGTTGTCTGACTTGCTGCTGCAGAGCTTGGTACATGACCTACATTAGCAGCCCCATTAAAAGCGTTTGGTGTTACAACTACTGACCCTGTTGTTGGTGCAATAGTTAATGCAGCACCTGTAGATGTTCCTGCACCTGCTCCAGTTACTGAGGCTACTGCTCCTGTTCCTGCTGCAGTCCATGCTAACGCTGAACCTGTTGAACTAAGAACTTGTCCTGCTGCTCCTACTGAACCAGCACCGTCTGTTATGGTTCCAGGGTTTACAGTGCCTGTAACAGTAATATTTGCATTAGCACCCGTAGCACTATTACCTGTATCTAGTACCTGTTGTAATGTATTAGGTGTTAAACTTAATGTTGTCCACTTAATACTCGTACCACTCCTAGCTAAAACTTGACCTGAAGTTCCTGTTCCAGTACCCGCAAATATAGTAGCATTTGTACCCAAACTAATAGCGGCAGTACTACTTGTATTTCCTGTGGCTGTATATTGATTATTACCACTAAACTCATTTGTACCAGAAGAATTAATTCCATTACTAGCCCCTAAAACTATAGTGCTTGTACCTGAAAAGGTTATACCTGCATTTACTGCAGTAAAACCTGCACCCAAAACTTGTTGTAAAGTAGGAATAGCTGCGGTTGGTAAGGTACTTGACCATGCTACTCCTGCACCAGGACCTTCAGAAGTTAAAAACTGACCTGCTGTACCTGTAGCACTATTACTGTCATCAATCTGCCCTGTAGCATCAAAGCTTAAAGATGTTCCGTTTACATTTACAGTATTTGTAAACGTACTTGTACCACTATTTGTAAGGGTGGCTGGATTTAATATCCTAACACCTCCCCCAGCATTCTGTACTGTTAAAGCTACCCCGTTAACA